GAGTCCTAATTTTGCGAATAATTCAAATACATTCATAGTTTAGTACCACTTAACTTTTTACTTTTTTCGATCATTCTGTTCTTGATGTCTTCTGCAGTCTCAACAGGTTTCGTAGCATTCTTGCTTTCTTCATATTTTTGGAAAACATCTCGAAGTTTCATGCCGAAAACAGAACCAAAATTCTCATCTTGTTCTTTATCAGTAAACATGTGCTGAATAAAAAACAGAGAGTCAGAGACATACATTTTATATGCCTCTGCCCTCTGTTCTATCTCCAATTTTGCTAAGCAATAATTTAGGAATCTTTCGGCTGTTCTTCTGCCTCTATACTCTCCGTAGCAGGACCAGAAGAGGCTATTTCCTTGCTCTGATCCTGCGAGATAAAAAGGTCCTTATTGATTTTTGAGTAAGTACCAATAGCAGTGAGTAATACGATAGGAAGTTTAAAAGGATTGACTACATATTCTTCAACTTTCTTGCCTTCCAATACTGCTGCAATCTCGATAACTTCCTTCTGATGATTCTTACAAGCGTACTTGATTGCTTCCTGAAGGTTTGAAGTATACAGATTTAAGAACTTCTTATCCTTCATCAAGCTAAAATACGGATCCCATATATCTGCAAGGATCTCCAAAGACTTGTCGTTCATCTGTTCGAGGTTTATATCAGCCATAAAAATCCTTTCTTATTAGCCTTCGCCACCAGTTACAGTAACAGTACAGAAAGCAGAGTATGTTATGTTATCGCTATCAGTAAATGAAGCAATGATCAGCGTAGTGCCTGCGTCAACACCTGTTACGACACCGCTGGAAGATACCGTAGCAACATCTGTATCAAGCGACTGCCAAGTGACTGTAGCAGATGCAGGAATAGTCGTTGCTGTTATTGTGGCCGTATTTCCTGCTTCAACAGCAATACCGGATTTATCAAGAACAATAGAATTGCTCTCATCATCACCATCTACAATGTAGAAGTTCATAGGAACTACATCAATGTTGTCTGCATCATAGTGTCCTGTGAGTGTGATAGCTGTATTTCCCTTGCCCTTCTTTGTTGTCTTCAGGCTAAAACCGTCAGTGGAAAGAGCATTAAGCAACTGAATTGCAGCAAAGCCACCGTCAGCCTTATCTCCTACCCACCAAAGAGAATCAATGAAGTCACTAAGCTTCAGATAGTTTCTCGGTGTTACTCTTGACTCATCGTTAGGATCAATGTCAGCTGCTCCAAGAGCGATTTTTACTCCTTCGGGTGAAATATCAAGAGCTGTAGTGCTGATTGAACACTCATACTGGTCGATCTGTTTACCCTGCTTCGTGTTGGAAGGCATATTGTCTACATCATCAAAGTAGTCGTTAAAACTGGGTTTGCATACCGGATTAATACCGCCAGTAGTAACGAAAAGGATCTTTGATCTATCGAGAACAGGATTAGCAGGATTGAACTGAGAAACAATTACACCTGCTTCCAACTGTAACTGTTTGAAAGCATCAAGCTTTACCTGTGTAAATCTTTTTGCCATAAGCTTTATTCTCCTTTATATTCTTGTTAAAAATTCAACTCCGAGGTTAAGTATATATCCAATAACAGTCTTGTCATTCGGGTCCGATGTTCTTTGAGCAAACGGTTCGCCTTTTGTAACATTCATATAGCCTTCATCAAGCGGTATAGGAAGCATATCTTCAATGTATGCAGATATTTCCTTTTCCTTAGCATCAAGCCATGTCCATGATGTAGTCTTATTCCAAAGCGTAGCCATCGGATAAACCGGACTATCCAAGTTGCCAAGCGATACCTGATAAGTAATATAGGGATAAACAGCTTCTTCCGGCACACGGTTTTCATCGTAAGCAGGAAGATTAAATCTACTCCATAAACTGTAAAAAGCCTGTTGCTTATCCATTCGGTAAACTCCATTTCTTAGCTTTTACCTGTCGCATATTCAAAGCAGAAATCTCAGGTGGAGTACTGTCGTCTCCATCTGACTCTATCTTGAATGTACTACCGTTCTTATCACGCTTGATAATATCACCAGCTTGTAAGACTACATTCTTTCTCGTGACCAGAGTATAAAGGTCCGTAACCTGTTCTTGATTAGCAATAACTACAGACTGAGAATCATCAAAAGAAAAAGCCACATCAATAGGAGCACCTTCGACATACTTGGTTTCTACACCACCTCTGCCATCAGGGCCAGTAGTCTTATCAATGATGTGGCAACCTTCCATTACTGACTCATATAACATTACGGTAATCCTCTTAACCTTCTATATGGTTCCATTCTTGTAGCAAATACTCCTTGCCAAGAACTACCACTTACACCCGTTCCGTCTGAAGAACCCGAGTCTTTGTTGTAATTGTAAATACCAAAAGCCTCTGAGTTGAAAGGTGACATTGCCGGAGAGTCTGCGGATCCATATTTTGCCTGCCAAGTATCTATATCATTGGCAAGGTCAATGACTGCCTGTGGAACAGCCATTGACCATATATAACCAATAAATTCCTCGTCTTTGAGGTCTGTAGCAGGGTATTTATGGACACCCTCATTCTCAGGAAAAACACTACCGACAATGCGGAAATATTGTCCTTCTTTGAGATAGCTAGCAGTAAAAGTTCCACCACTTATAGTGATCTTTCCCTTCCGCTTGTCTCTCCAAAAAAAGTTGTTCAGATAAGTGCAAAGTTCAGTAAGTGTCTTTTCCATGATCATTAACCCTGACCAGCTTCAGCAGTTTCAGTAGCCGTTGCGATATACAGACTTGAAGGATTGTAAAGGACAGGCATATAAAGTGCCGAAGCCTTTGTCCAAAGAACTGCAGGATCGTTCTCGACATACTGAGAAACATAGACATAAGGTGAAACAGAGCTGCCTTCGACCTTCATCAGGTTAGCAACATCAACTTCCGGAGGATCACCCCAAAGACCGATACCGAGCTTACCACTCGGAGCAGGTGCAAAGAAAGTGATCTTATTTGCAGGGAAGTATCTTGCGTTCTGAATAACAGGTCTGCCATCAGAATCGAGCTTAGCATCTGCACCATAAGTAAGATCATTTGTAACAATCTGAGTAATGCCGTACTCTTCCTCAAGCCAAGCTGTAAGAGCAGACATTCTTACCTGAGCACCAGCACCAATATTGCCATTGATAGCCTTCTGGACAGACAAATGATTTCTCATCTTGGAAAGAACCTGACGAGAAGTAAGAATACCTGTAAGTGTTACGCCACTGGAAAGAGCAGCATCAAGAATTGCCTGAATCTGAGCAGGAACATCCTTACCAGCACCAAAGTCAATATTAAAAGCCTTCTGTGCATCGGTTACACCGTAATCAACTGTAAGATCAAGATTGTTCTCTTTGATTGTAACCTTACCTGTAGCAAGGAGTTCATTCTTAGCAACCTTTGAACGTGTAATGACCTGATCCGCAAGACGGATACCGTCATTGATAACATAGTCATAAAGTGCATCTTCACGAACACCGGCTCTTGTAAGTGCTCTGAGTCTTTCAGACTGATTGAGCTTAACCTTGATAAGGCCCTTCTCGATGTTATGTGTATCTACAGGAATACGGAAAGTTGTCTGTGACTCTGTATCAAAGCCATGGAACTTTGCCATCATAGGAATCTGGAACTCAGAAGCAATAGACTGCCACTGGCCCATGATGTTATCTGTTCTCGTATCACCTAAGAGTCCATCAATAGGATCATTCTGTCTTGTAGGTGCGAATTCTGTATTGAGCCACTCGGCCTCAGGTACAAAACCAAAAATACCTTTTTCCCACTTGCCCATTTTTATTCACCTCCATTAAGTATTTGCTACAACAGTAGCAGAACCGTAAGCCTTAGCTTCACCAAACTCAGAAGCAACGATGATAGCAATCTTCTTACCAGAAGCAGCCGTAATCTCATCATCACCATCCCAAGCTGTCCATGCTGTCGTATCAACGATCTCACCTGCGTTAATTGTAGGTGCAGAATCACCAATAGCATAGTAATAGCCTTCACCTGACTTCAGTGTATAGCCGGTAACAGTAATTGCAGTATCACCACTTGCCGTACCTGCGGAAGAAGTAACATTAAGAGCAATAAGATCAGCAGGATATTCAGGTCTGATAGCTTCAGGAGCATGATCAATGAACTTGAATCCCTTGCCCTCAAGAGCAGCCTTAACACCGCTTGCAGGTGCAGCAGGAAGTCTGTCAAGATATACGATACCCTCTGTAACAACAGAACCGGGCATATCACCAGACGTTACATCAACGTCCTCGTAGAGAATACCTTCAACAGTGGAAGAATTGTTTGCAGGGTAGAATGAACCCATCTTCTGATACTTACCACCGTTAGCAGATGTTGCACCAGCCTGAGCGATCTGTCTTGTCTCTCTCTTGCAGTCCTCAGAAGCGAGGAACCAGCCCGGAGCATATGTCTTACCAACAGTAGCGTTCTTTTCAATAAAAGACATGTTTAGTCCTCCTTAGTAGTTTTGTTGCCGTACATTTCTGCGGCATGCTGTTTGAATAATTCTGCAGCTCTTGAAGGCTTAGGACTATCTCCACCATTACCAGCCGGAGGGTTCTGTACCTGAGCACCACCCTGCTGCTGTGTAACAACGAAATCTGACCATGTTTCCTTCACACTTGCAGTGAGTTTGTCAGAATCCTTGATATTACCTTCTTTGTCAAAAGCAATAGACTCGATCTCGTTAGGAGAAGCCTTAACAACTATGTCAATACGCTTCTCGGAAATACCGGCATCTTTCAGGAGTTTGCGGAATGCAGTTTCCTTCTTTGCCTTTGTTTCCTTTGCCTCAATGTCAGCCTTATACTTCTCATACTCAGCTGTCTTGTCGGCCAGATCCTTCTTTACCTTTTCCAATTCCGAAGGGTCACCATCTTTTTCTGACTGTTTCTTCTTGAGTTCATCCAACTGTTTCTGGATTTCAGGAAGTTTCTCGGCTTCTTCTTTGTACTTATCTCTTTCCGTCTTGATCTCAGTGAGCACTTCTTTGTGTCTTGCACAAATTTCCTGTGCCTTATCATCATCAATACCAAGTGCTGAAAGAAACTGCATTGAAAGTGTTGCCATATTTTGTCTCCTTTGTTTCGGTGTAAGTTGTTTTATACATTAGACTTATGTACTTTTTATAGCACATATGAAAATCAATCGCAAGCAAATAAAAATGAAAATACTTATTAAGTGAAAACAAAATAAAAGCGGACTTTCGCACTGTCCGCTTTTATCTTTTCCAGAAGGAGGTTCAAACCAATATGCCGAAACCAATTAAACCGTAATTAAATACTATCATTCCTTCAAATATTGTTCAAGTAAGGATTTATATTCGGCCTGATGTGCCGTAGCTCCGAACTGAATGAAATGCTTTCCCGGAATACCTCTTGATGTACCGAACTCCTGATAAGGTGCATACTCGACATTCGTACCTATATAAACAGCGTTCTCACTTTCTACAACTGCAGAAGAAATACTGTTCTTCAATGTTCCACCAATATAACCGGGAATTCCTGTACTTTCGGGTGTTCCAACAGGTGCCCTATCAGCTGCCGTTCCTGCTGCATCTTCACCGATTGCTTCAAGCCATCCAATTACCTGTTCCTGCATTGCTTCAAGAACTTCTTCACTGTTATCTTCAATTTTGACATCAACTACTTTAGCCATTATCTGTTTCTCCTTCTTTCAACTTCTGCTTGTACTCGTTCCCTTGCTCCTTTTGATTTCTCCTTATATGCTGATTCTTTTTCTTTAATACCGTCTTTTATATTATTCCAGTCATCAGGATAGTTTTCTTTCATAAACTTCTCGTATAAATCTCCGTCCTGAGAATGATCGACACCTTGAAGTCTTAAAGAAGCTCTGCATCTGCAGTTGTATACCATCTCAGGTTCCGCAGAAGGATCTCCCGGGAACTCTATTTCATATCCTTCAACTCTAAATTTACCGTCTTCGTCTTGATACTGTCCGTCAAGAAGTATATGTAAATCTCTGGTCCTGTTATCATGAGTTGCTGACCACTGGAGTCTTGCCGGAATGCCTTTTTCTTTTAAGTCGTGAAATCCTTCATTCCTTCCGAGGTTTTCAGCAGCGGTCATGGCTGTTCGTGCCGTTCTTTTGGCACCGTTTTCATCCATTCCTGTTACCTGAGTTATTCTTTCAGTTATTTTATCAAGAGAAAAACCACGCTTTATACTTTGAATAATGACATTGGTGATTTTATCCTTATTATAAGAATAATCTTCATCCTTATTAACATACTTCAAAATATCAGGATTCTTTTTAATAAGAGCATCCACCGATCTTCTGTTATATATATTAAAAGTGCTTGCAGAATCGTTTTTAACATTGTCTTTTGTATTATTTTTCATTGTTCTTTCCTGCTTCTTTCATTGATTCATAACCCAAAAATTGAATAAAATTATATGATTCTGCAATAATAATCGGAAGTTCACTATCAACAAGTGACATAGCTTCTATATCAGTTTTAACAAGTATATCAGCCATAGAATCTACATTCTTTTTAAATGAATCATTATTTAAAATGTTGTCTTTTACCCATTTTTGAAATTCTTTTTTGGTTATTTCCTCTGATTCAAGTTTTTTAAGCATAATATTGTATTGTTTCTCATACCGAGACATCCAAGAATTAAATTCATCCAATACCTTATTATTGGCATTTGCATAAAGAGCAGTTAGTCTTTCCTCTAACTGCTCTAATTCATCGTCACAAAGCCGGGACATATAGTCCGAATTATACTGTCTGCTCGCCTTCCGTATTGCCATCTACTCCACCGTCAGCATTACCGCCTGTTAATCTCTGAATATCCTGTGTCGCTCTTCTTTTAAGAACTGTCTCTACCTGATCCTTATCTCCGAGAACTGTCATTATCTTTTCAGTTACATATTCATCATCGAGATATTGTGCAGCATTGAGGTAGTTATCTATCATTTCAGACTGATTAACAATCAATGATCTATTATAAGTAGCTTCGTCTTCTACTCCTGCCACTTCGAGAAGTCTTTCAATGAATTCTGACAACTGTTCTTCGTGAAGATCCAGTTTTTCATTTAAAGGCTCATAGGCAGCAATTATCTGTGTGGCCGTTACTGCACCGCTTGCTAGATCGTATGTATTAAGTGCCATAGCATCTTTGTATAATTTCTTTTCAAGCCTGTTGAGAATCGCTTCACGGCTTAAATATGGCTGTTCTACGGTCTGCATTTCGAGTTTCTGATCACCTTGTAATTGAGCAGCATGAACTTTTCTCAATTTATCGACCATTTCAACGAGGTCCATATCATCCATACCGCCAGCATTAGTGACGAGCCAGTAAATGAAATTAGCATCAGAATCATTGCAGTAACCACTTTGAATAAGATCGATTGCATCTATGGTATTCTTCAATCCAACAAGTTCAGACTGGTGTTGCTCATTAACATAGCAAGGAACAATCGGGAATGTAGGATAATTCTCACCACCAGCGATTTCTTCACCGTCTGCAGGTGTTGAGTTGATCGTTTCTTTATACTGTCTCTTTTTTGTATAAATTTCGTCTTTCTTTCCTGCTCTTCTGATATATCCGGTGTAACCATCAAGTTCATAAAGGACAGCTCTTAAAGGCTTAGTAGAATCTAACTGCCAAAATCTAATACCAAGCTTGACCATACCGTCTTCTTCGTCTTTCAGGCCACAAAATTCAGTTGCCTTAAAAGTATCAACATGGTCCTTATTGAAGAAACCCCACGAAACACCTGCTATCTGAGCCCACCTGTGAAGCTTACAGATCCTTCTGTCGAATGATTTTCCGAGTGTTTTACTACCTATATCCTTATTCCAAGTCAGGCCATTTGAAAGAAGTGTGGAAGTAGCTTGAACAACGTCACGCTTAAAAAAGCCTTCTGCAATCTTGTGATTAGCAGATACCATATCCGGGACAGCTTCACCGAATGCGTTATAGAGCATCTTCCTACAGTGTTCAATGACCTCATTCTTTCCGTCATAGTAAGTTTGAGCTGTTACTGCAAATTTATATTCATCACTGTTCTTGTAATCTTCAATAACACCGAACACGAATGCCATTCGTTCTTTATCGCTCTTATCTGCAACCTTAAGCCAGTCCTGATATGTTTTCATACCGTTGCCTCCTGATTATCAATAGTTGACACCTTAACAAGCACATTTTAGCATATAAATCAAGGTGTCAATAGCCGAAGGAACTTGACTTCTTATAACACTTATAAAATAATTCCTCGGTATTTACGAAATATCTCATAGCATCCATACAGTGATCGTTTTCTTTTACAGGAATATCTTCACCCGAGTTCGCAGCCTTTTCATCCCAGACATAAAGTTCAAATTCATCTAAAGTATGTTTGCACTTCTCAGAAAAAAGAATATATCCATCCTCAAGAAGTTTCCCGGTATTCGCAATTCCGTTTATAACTTCATTATTAGCATTCACTGTTTTAAATCCTTGTTGCTGTAACTCAATCTCGAGTGCTTCTGCTGACGGGTCAATTATGACATATTTAACTTTATCACCTTCCGTGAATTCCTTTAAGTCTTTGACAAGTCTTGATACTGTTTTTTGTCTTTTGCTCTCTCTTCCTGAGTAATACCATTCATCAACGCATATGTATTTCCGATCTCCTGCAACTTTCTTCCATTTGAGGTAAACAGTAGCGTTTTGAATACCGTAGTCACATGATATTACGCAACCGGGTTCGAAATTTAACTTCTTTATTTCCTCAACAGTCAATACGTTTCGATCATAGTCGAACATATCAGAATAGATAACACCTTCAGCTGATACCCATAACCCTTTAATGTACCGATCATAGAATATGCCTGTATACATATTTTCATATCGGTTTCTTATTTCTGGTGACAATGAAGGGTTATCATCCATCGTAAAATGAAGATGTAAAGCATTTTTGTTGTCTGCATCAAGGATCCATTCTTGATTAAACCAATGGAGCTGACCTTCCGGATTGCAGTTAAACCATAATTTAGAGCCTGAAACTGAACATCTTGCGATTGCCTGTTCTACAAATGAACGAGGCATCAAAGCGACTTCATCAAGTAATACTCCTGCCAAAGTAATACCTTGAATGAGCTGATATGATGCTGCATCTTTACCACCGAAGATATAAAAAGTGTTTGTTCGCTTTCCATCGCAGATCTCGAGAAGTTCGCCTTGCTTGTATCGAATTTTAAATCTCTTCCGAATGAACGACATTGCAAGTAAAGGCCTAATAATATTTCTTTCTGCCGTTCTTATTGTCTTGGAACATATTCCGAAATTCATACAATTAAAATTGAGCATTGCCCAAATAACAAAGGCAACGCTCATTACTGATGTCTTTCCGGCTCTAATAGATCCGTCACAGATAAGTGCATCATAATCCGTCTTCGGAAATGCAAGTATCTGTAATTGTTTTTTACTGAACGCTTCCATCATTCATTAACTTTTCGAATGCCTTTGATAAAACATCTGTATCTTCATTAATGGTTACTTGCGTATCAGTTCTATCGGATTGACCTAAATATTGTTTCCCGAGAAAGATAGCCATAGCAGGATATTTGTCAGCAAGCTTGAATTGTTTTCTCCTTAATGACATTTTGCCGCTGTCCATTCCCTTTTTATAAATACGACAAAATTCTTTGTCACGCTGAAGACTTCTAACAGAAATATCAAGAAAATTAGCAATCTCTTCCTGAGTACACTGAATACTGGCAAGTTTCATGACAGTATCGTAATCGATTACTTTTTTAGGTCTTCCACGCTTATTGGTATTTGTAGTTTCTAGTTTCTTTTTCGGTCTACCTCGTTGAGCCATATTTAGTCCTTCAATTTTTGATACCATAGATCGAACTCTTCTCGCCATCCGTTATAGAAAAGTTCATCCATCACGGATTCGAACTGAATCATATATTTATTTGAAAAAGACTTGCAATCAATTAATTTTTGTTGCAAGTCTGCTGCTTTTTCAAACAAAGTATACTTATATGGTATTTTACTCATTGTCGGGCTGTATTTCAATCGTACTGTTTCTTGTAAAGAAATAGAAGAACGGTGTATCAAGCAAAGCAAGGCAAGCTTTTAATATATATTGACCTATCATTAATCCAATAAGGTTCATTAAACCTTCCTTGGTCCATAAGAACCCTAAACCAATGCCAAAACTTATAATAGCATATACAGATGTGTCAATAATCTGGCTTGTAAGAGTGGAACCATTGTTCCAAAGCCACTTACCATGTTTAATCGTTCCATGCTTTTTTACAAAGCGATCTCTAATCTTATGGAAGAAGAATACATCCCAGCTCTGAGAAGCGTAATAAGCACATAAAGAACCAATAACAAATATCCAGTTCTGGCCAAGTAATGTTTTATAAGCCTCATCCATTCCTGCATCAGTAGCTTTGCAAAATCCTGTTAGAATTATGCATAAGGTTGCGAAGATCTGACCAATAAAACCGTATTTAATTACAGATTTAGACTTCTGTTTTCCCCATATTTCACTAATAATATCAGTGCATAAGAAGGTAACTGCATAAGTAATTGCACCGCCAGAAGTTGAAATCGAGATAGGACCAATATTCAAACCGGTTGTAATAACTCTTGCTCCTACAACGTTTGCAATTACGATACTAATTACAAATAATGTAACTAATATCAAAAAGTTCGTTTCTGTTTTTTTCATGTTTTATCTCCTTTTCATATTTATATATTCGGCTCCGGAATAACCGTCTTCCAATACTTTTACTTTGTAGAAATTAAAGTGTTCTGCTAAATCTCTAGCTATATCCTCGCAGCTCATGTTATTGAATTCGCAAGGATCACCATATTTATTAATTAAATATTTAATAAGAACCTTTCTTTGCTCATTTATCTCAATTTGCCTATTTGAATGATCAACTTTTATTTTTGCTGATATTTCAAAAATATGCCTATGACGATTCCTTAGATAACTAAAGAAATCAGGAGCATCTTTCCAACAATGAAATCCTTCAATTTGAAAATTACAAATAATATAATACATAAACCGCCTCAGCTTTGATCTCCTGCAACCTTTTCATATCTCTGTTTACAAATGGTTGCTGATATAGATGCGTTTGTACAATAATCGAGTGTTTTAGGCTTCAGTTTAATATGTCTATCATTAAGTATTTTCAATACTTCATCATGACGTTGATTGAAAAGATCCTTTTTAAAGTTCCTTACATGTTCTTTTGTGGATCCGTCACTTATATAACCATATTTAACACCCTGTAGCCAAGAAGTACTGTCTGCACTGGTCACATACTTGTTTTGAGCAAGCATTGAAAAATCTGTGCATCCTAAAAGGTGAATATCAATATCAGGTTTTCTATCCTTAGTATATTGAACCAGCTTATATGTATATTGCTTAAACTGCTTAGGCTTTATTATTCTTAGTTCAGGTACACTGAAAGCAATATAATCACTAAAATCAATTAATCTATCTAGGCCTTCTTTTCCATCTTCAAAATGAAATACGTTTATCTGTCTGTTGGGAAGTGCTCTCTTCATTCGTTCCCGGAAATACCATGTCTCTTCAGGCCCAAGAAGTTTTTGACAGTCCATTTCGACACAAGTGACGTTTGAAAGCTTATTGTCAGTAATAAATTTAATTAATTTATCCTGCCATTCAATAAGGCTCTTTTTGTCATGCTTCTGGTTCTTTCCAGCTCCAAACATAAGTGTGAATAATCCACTATCCTGAATTACATGTTTATTCTTTAGTGACTGATCTATGATAACGTGATTTCTCGGCAATGTGAAATCATCATTAACACTCTTGCCAAATATGTACTTATAACAGGAATAAAGCCTGTAATTCGTCTTTGCACATGTAAGTGCTGCGTAAAATATTTCTTCACCGTCAGATCCTGCAAAATGGACTTTAACGTTTTTCTGGTTACTTGATAACATAATTTATATTATTTTCTTTTAATACGGATTCAATGTTTTCCTGTGTTGTAGCATCGCATTTAATAATGATCTGAATTAAACCATCATCAGAACCTTTTACAGGCTGAACAGTAACATCATCGAAGAAATCATCAATATACTCATCCGCATTGCATATAACATCTAATTCATGTTCTTCAAATCCGAATGCTAGAAGGTCAATATCAAGTGCCTTTATTTCTTCAGCAAGCTTTGTAATATCCCATTCAGCTTTCTCGGCTGTCTTATTATCTGCTATTCGAAATGCTTTTATCTGTTCAGGAGTGAGATTTTCAGCTATAACAACCGGTACATTCTTTAATTTCAGTTTTTTCGCAGCTTTATATCTTGTATGTCCTGCTACAATAACATTATCTTTATCAATTACTATTGGAACTTGAAAACCGAATTCTTTAATGCTATTAGCAACATATTCAACAGCATTATCATTATTTCTAGGATTATTTTCATATGGAATAAGATCCGTAATCTTAACATTTTTTACTAACATATGAGCCTCCCATAAAAATATGTGAGAACGTTTGATTTGTTCATATATATATGTTTGCAATATAAAAGCACCCGTACAATGAAATACGAGTGCTATTTTTGTGCTATTTTTTATAGATGGCGTTTAATTACATATCCTGTACATACTGGTCAAATTCTTCTCTCCATCCATTAGCTTCGATGTAATTCATGATCTCAGCTGCCTCTGCTTTTACTGCTTCTTCCTGTTCTGTTCCGATTACCATATCCAGCTCATCATCTGCCATTAAAGCTGCTTCGAAGATCTCTTCCTTAGTCATGTTTTTCATTGTTCTTTCCTCCCTTTGTTTTATGACTTAATTATCTAATAAAACATCTGGTTTGGTAACAGTTTTAATTATATTTTTGTAATTTTAATTTCTGTTCTCGGATTCTTTTTGTCGATCATTACCCTGCTACCGTCATGGCCGACTATAATCTTGAAATTATCATCCTTCAGGATCTTGTACTTGACCAGTATATCGTCAATCGCTTCAAGCAAATTTGTAAGATCACATCTTGTCTCATCTTCTCTATAAAAAATACATTTGACGTTGACCGGTTCAGAAATAGGTACAGCTGGTTTCTTCAAGAACCACCCTGCATCATTTTCATACTGCTTGTATCTATTGTTCTGGGATATGAAAGGCACACCAACATACTTTAATCCGTATGCAGTTTTCTTAAAAAAACCATTTTTGAGTTTAGAATTGAACATGATCTCTTGGCCATTCTTCTTAGTTCTCGGGTTTAAAGGTATCATCGCTTGATATATGATCATTTCTCTTCACCCTCGATCTCGTTAATAATTACTGTGCCTGACTTGAAGTAAATAACATGACGATTACCATTTTCATCATCAAACATAATCCGCTCGTCTTCATAATCAACATCAAATCTTCCTCTAAAGTATTCAAGTTCATCACCGTCCATATCATAAACGATAACTTCTCGCTCTATTCCGTTATTGAGATTGCTGTCCTGTGTCTTTAAAGCTCTTTTCCCGGATTCAGTATTAGAATAATACCAATATGTACCACCCCAGATTCCACCTATAATAATTAGAGCTATTACCAGTGCAAGGATCCCATGTCCTGTTTCTCCAGAATCATGACATTCATAACCAATATATATTCCTAATGCTGCTATTGTTATTGTAAAAATAACACAGACTATAATTGCACCAATCGTCATTCTTTTTCACCGCCCGTCATCATATTTGCAACACACCAAGGGCAAAAATCATAGTCAACCGTATCTTCCCATTTCAAGCACCATCGCTTACAATTCGGACATTGGCATTCGACCACATTTGATCTCAACCTAAGTATTGTTCCACAAGAAACGGTCGGTTTTTTTATCCATTTACTCATTCCCTGTCCTCCTTCATCGGCATCGGGTACCCATCCGGGAGCTGATTGATCAGAGTCTTCAGAGCTGAGAGGCTTTCGAACTGCATTTCCGTCCATATGTTCTTCTCGCAAGTCTTAACCTCTTCAAGCTGCTGATCGATGCCTTCGGTGATCTCTCCTCTGAGCTTCGGAGTAAGCATCTTATAAACTGTCATTCCGCACCGCCTTTCCTATTTTGTCTTTTCTTTTTCTGTTCTGTCTTTTCGTATGTTATACACTCAGAACAATAAGAATCTGCATACGGACAGTTCTTTCTTCCTAAAGGACACCTCCCTAATAAATTACTCGTTAAATTACTCATTCAGCACCGCCTTTCCGCATCTCATTGTCAGTCTCCTCTAAAACGTGAAGATCTTTATGTATCTCAATGTATGCTGAATCGCTGTCGATAACATCTGCATCTTTTAACCACTCTTGCGTAAATCTTGACAAGCACTCGTCACAACAAGCGTCCCTATTCTCAACACTTTCGCAGCTGTCATTACCCCAATCATAATGTCCTGTCCTTATGTGATAATAAATTGCTATTTTCTCTCTACCACGTGGCTTATAATTAAATTCTTTACCGCAAATATCACATATTCCAACTGAACTTACAGTCTCTTCTACCTCTCTCAAAACTTTTCGAGTTATGTTTTTAATCATTCTTCTTCTCCTTTCTCGCACCCTTCGCACTTCCCGAAATGGTCGCAAGTAACACAATTAGGTTTCCGCATATCTGCACCGCCGTTCTCTTTCTTAAAATATAAGGCTACATCACAATCGTCTGCTCTCCTGTTACATATTTTTCTATCGCACATAGGACAACAAATATATCTTGCTTTTGCTTCTTCATAAGATAATTTATCGCTACTCATTCCGCACCGCCTTTCATCTTTGCACCACAATTCGGACAAAACTTTGTTTTATTTATTACTCCGTAACCGCTTGCCGAATAAACATCACCAGTATTAACATGTTCAAAGGGTGGCGAACAACCACATTCAGAACAAAATACTTTACGAGCCCCTGCACTTATTTTTTCTTCAACCCAATGTCCTGACTGTGGGGTGACGGGTGGTGCATTTTTGATTTTTGATAATAATTCCAATATGTATTCATCACCATTTATACAGATATTTTCTAATTCTTCGACTATATTCTCAACATACTCTCTGCTGATTAAATCGTTGTTCATTGTTCTTCACCTTCTTCCTTATATGGCTCAGGTAATGGTCGCCAAGCTAATAGTCCTTTTTCGCCAACTTCCCATTGCTCACGGTTTTCTTTGATTTGAAATACACCTTTACCTCTATGGTAATATTCCGCAACCCTGACTACCTTATCTTCTTTATAATTCACAATGGTTACTAAAATTCGTTGAAATTCTTCTGGTAATCTTTCACTAACAGGGATCCACTCGCATTGCGTTATTTCAATACTTGCCAACACTTCCGCTTTTGCCTTATTAACAAGCTCCTGCATTTGTTCCTTGTCAAACTTAACTTCAAAATAAGGAGAATCATATCGCTTGCAATCGGAACAATCCTTTGGTCTTTCTAACACCTTTTCGAGTTCCTGTTTGAAATTCTCAATTTCTTCCTTGCTTGCATTTTCAGCAAAAACTGTTACTTGGGTTTTTTCATAAGCCTTTATCAAATCTGATATTTCAGCATACTTCCATTTGTCTTTATCGTTATATTTCCATTTGATGATTGAATTTTCCTTAAGAACTTCTATTATCATTGTTCTTTACCTCTTATAACTGATTCAAGTAAACTATAATCTCTCCGTTCATATTTATCACAACCGAAGCAATCATCAATATAGTTGGAGCCAGTATCACACAGACAAGCTGTGGTTTTACGCTTTGTTATTCTGCAAGAAGGAATAGATTTGCCCATATCCTGTTCATACTCAAAATTAACGCAATCAGTTTTTATCATTCTTTTCACCTCTCAATCTTCATACGGTTCTGGATTCAGCATCCACGCAACAACGCCACCTCTGCTCCATTTCTTTTGGACAGCATCATAACCGCAAACTCTTATATTTCTGCAACAAATATCTTCGCAAGTTGTAATATAAAACCCACTTCTTTTTGGATTTTTTTCGCTTGTCCTGATCCATTCATTTTGCGATTTTTCTTCAAGTGCCTTGATTGCAACATCAAGACTTCGTTGAATGTCAGAAGATACAATTCCATAAATGTGGTTTAGGTTAGAGATTGCCTCTGAGTTTGTCATTTCTCTACTCATCACGCACCTCCGAAAATCTGAAGACCGATGGTCCGTGTTCAGCTGCATCTTCCAGAGCATCATTCCATCCGGCCATGTAGATTGTGCACATTGTCTTCGAGAGACCTCTCTGAGCTGCTTGAAGATTTTCTGTAGATAACTTCCCGGAACGGATATCATCACGAGCGACAGCATCAGGAATGTCTTCAGTGAACGTTTCCATAATCGTCAGGATGTTCGGAACGGTGAAGAGCTTCACATCGATCACGTGCTCAAAGTGTCTCTTCATCTTTTCATAATTAACTATCTTCATCTTCTTCTCCTTTGTAACCCCTACATTTGTATTTGTGTGAGCAAAGCTCACAGTCACACTCGTCTGTATAGTATCCTGTATACCAACAATTCTCATTTGCATAAGGCATTTTCTTTTTCTCCCTTCAAATCGAATGTCTGACTGATAGCCAATGCCAATGTCTGCACGAAAGTCTCATCATCAGACAGATCGTTTCTTCCGATCATTACAAGCATTCCATGTACTACTTCGTGAATAAGAGTTTGATTGTAATAATCCGGATGCATACCTTCTCGCATTTTAATAACACATTCATCGTAAGTTATTTCTCCGCACACTCTTCCATTACCTTCAATGCATTCCTTATCAATAATCTGATATGGAATTCCGCAAATCTTAATTGTTTTCATTTTCTGCATCTTTTAATTTCCTTTCTCTGTATAGTGATCAGCAATTATAGCCAGTGACATTGCTATATCTGATAACAGAGCTGATATACAAGACAGTTCCGTATTAGTAATATCTGCAGTATCAATGTCTCCTTCTTTAGCTTCCTTAACCATTTTCTCTTTTGCTTCACTAACCTTAGTTAATGCTATTACCGTACTTTCAAGTTTCATTCTTCTTCACCGTCTTTCTCGGCCTCAAATGAAGATGCTTTACAAATTTTCAGCATACAATCTTCGCAAATATGATGTGTTTTATTATCAGAACAACTACCTGCATAGCCAACAAGATAATTCTTGCTTTTAATTATGAAATAACGCTTATTTACTCCAACAGGTTCACCGCAAAAATCGCATACTTTGTGCCTTGGAATAATCATTCTTCTTTACCTCCTGAAATATCCATAAAAGCCTTATTGAAAAAATTTAAAACATTGACATGCTTACCTGTATATTTGAGATTATATAGAGGCTCCATTTGAGGAACATCATATTCTTTTAAATAAACAGATGCCCAAATACCTCCTGAGGCCTTTTCACATATTCCAATAACAATTCCTTTCATTCCCAAAGGTGTAATAACAGCATCTCCAATACAAATCTTATGTTCTGCTTCAACCGATTCTTCACAATCAGCTTGGCCGCATTTATAACCACGTTCCCAAGCATAGTAAACCAGCTCGTGAATCTTATTTATGACGTCCTCAATATCCTCATTTCTCTTTTCTGCTAAATCTTTCATTTTTATTCCTCCGAGTCATTTTCCATATATTTTCTTTCGGCTGCTTCAACTTCGCAATTTTGGCATCTCCAGTCTTCGCACTTCTTATCTGTATAAGGACACTTGCCTTTGAAATACTTCTTGATCTGATTCCTTTCGGCTTCTTCTAAAGTTGGAAGATCTGCATTTTTTTCTATTCTGGAATTCCATTTTGCTGCAAGTTCATACCTATCATCTTGAATAAAACTAACCGTTCCTTCTTCATTTAATAGCAGTGTAACTGCCCCGTGTTCAGGATATTCTAAACCGCATTTTTCGCATTTAATAGAAAAATAAAAACCTACATTCGCAGAGCCTGTAATAGTGCTCTTAGTTCTAAAAATAGCTTTCCCACCACAAAAAGGACATTCTTTTAGTTCAATCATTGTTTCTTACCTCACTAAATATCCCGGTGCAGTGTGAACAGTATCTTTCATCAACAAGATATACTTGTGTATTCGAAAACCATCGTCCGTCAGCTTCCTTGATCTCGCCTTCTACTTTTCGATACAGTTCTTCTCCGCATTTCCGGCATTGTAATATCTTGATCGTTCTGCTCATGATTATTTCCTCGGCTTATCCTTGTTAATAAAAGCTATTGCTACCAGTGTTACGCAGATAATCGCTGTAATAATGATCGCTGTCATATTCCCAGATACTCCTTTATCTTGTTATTTATCAAGCATATTGCCGTACATCTTTTCTGTCCTTTTTTATGAGGATCTTCAAGATACAGCTCATCGTTCAGGACCCATACCGAAGTCATAAACAATCTGTTGGGTCTGACCTTAAAATACCTAATTGAATAGTTAATAAAATCTTCCAGCTTCTGGTCATCAGCACGAGTTTTCATCTTTCCAAGCTTAATATCTTCAACAAGATATGTCTTCTGTCTCTTTCCTTCGCTCTTGTAAATCTCAACCATTGTCTTTCTCCTTCCATTCATCGCAGGTATCTTCAAAATCTGTCGGTGATCCTGCCATATCTGATTCTTCGTTTCCGCAGTAGAACTTAAATCTACCTCCTACAGCTTCGCAGCAATTCCAGCCACAGTTTCCGCAACACTGTTTCATACTTACTCCTTCAAAGCATCAATAATAATATTTAATTCTTTCGCAAAATTTCTCCCGGTTTTCTTAACTTTATTAACACTAAGTGAACACATGTGCATTCCATAAAAAATAAGGGTCATCGGTTCAGGATTATTAACACCGCAATAATATGGCTTTCTCAAGACAATTGCTCTGTCACCATATTCGTCAATTACTTCATCCCCAATCTGCAAATCACCTTGTAAATCTATTTCAAACCGTCTTGATAAGAATGTCATTGGATCCACTTTGTTTTACCTCCTGATAATATCTGTATTCTGCAAGCTGTTTTTTCATTCGCTTGATCCTCTTTCCGTAGTCGATCTTTAGATATTTAGAATCTGTTTCCCGGACTGCAGCTTTCAGCCGTCTTATTTCCATGATCATTTCTTCTTGCCTGTGATCCATGCTCGTAATACCTTCCTGACGCTCTCACTTGCGTTCTCCTGCGTTTTAAGCCAAGAAACAATATCTTTGTCCTTCTCATTATCCAGAAGCACACAGAGCATTTTATGACGCTTCATGTAACGCTTCTGGTACTTCTCATTCTTCTTTAGTGCTTCGTTCATTCTGTACCTCCTTCTCATAATCAATCACTGCCTTGATAAATCTGACCAGCATTTCTTCTTTTTTTTCCCTGTCGTGATGATCTTTGACTCCTTCAAATGTTCTTGAATGTAACTTCTGGCTTTCAGCACCTTCCTGATAGCACCATTCCATAAACTCTATAGAATAATAATCGGTCTCGTCTGCAAATCTGCCCTGATCATCAAGCTCATAGTCAAACTTATCGTGCATTAACTGTCTTACTGCTTCTTCTTCTGACTTTCCTCCATGAAGATACTTAGAAGCAAGATCAATAAAATAAAGCTTGTCCTGATATGTATAATCTGTTGCTGTTCCGGAAGTAAATTCTCTAAATGCTTGCTGCACCTGTATCTCAAAATCATCAGGAAGATTATAGACATCAACTGTCATTCCCATTGGTAAATTAACTGTCATTCTTCTTCTCCTCTCTTGATAAACCAATAAACTTAATCAACGGATCACATATCCAAAACAGGTCAAGTCCCTCGATTTCTTTAAGTGCGTTATATCCAGCCTCGTTGAGATAACCGTTTCTGTCATATATCTCACCGCTTGTTAGCGTTTTGAGAGCCTTTCTGACTTCCTCAACACACTCTTTCTCGATTAATTTACATTCTGCATCAATCATTCCGCACCGTCTTCCTTGCTCCAGTCAATGCTTTTACCGCACTTCGGACAATAGTCATATTTATAAATCATAGGGATGAAACACTTCGGGCAAGCTATATATTCGGACCAGCTCTGCCACGGACGATAAGGTGGTTCCGGCTTCGATAATGATAAAGACTCGGAATTAAATATATATTTCTTATCTTCGGCATCAGTTGAACATTCAGGAGCACAGATTTCACCATACTCAAATCCAAGTTCCAATCCAAATTCGAGATATATATTAAAACCTTTTAGTGATTCATCTTCAGCAGATATGCTTATGAAGCCTGTCTTAATCACTTCCTGAATTTGCTCATCTGTTAGTTTTATTGTCATTTTTCTTCACCACCTTTCTTTGATACTCGTGAGCAATAACTCTCGTAATAATACGGACATTCATTCCTGTAGCATTCTGCAAATCCCTCTTCATCACGAGCTGGCTGCATTCTTCCTTGTGAAAAGTGATATGTTACTTTCCTATATGGACACTTCATTCCGCACCTTCTTTCTTATACGGTTCAGGCTTAGGCATCCATGCAATAACATCATCGTCATCGGAGTTATTTTCAAAGTAGCAACAATCTACATCTCTATACCAAGTATCAGTACAAACATCTCCCCATCGAGTTGTGACAAGAACTTCCTGACCGTCATCAGGTAACGGACAGTCAAAAACACGGAAGTCTTCTCTCGGGCAATCACCATACTGGCTAAATGCTTCATATTCCTCGTCTGTTCCCGGTCTTGATGTGATCGGGATCCACTGGTTATTCTTACCTTCTTTAAATGACTTCAGTTCTTTTAACCATTCTGCTAATTGTTCGTGTTCTTTGGCACATTCAAGGCAATCTGCACTTTCTTTTGTTGTTCCTGCTTTGTCAGGATAAGCGAATCTACTTGCCGCTTTCTTATGTTCTTCTGCCTTTTCTTCACAATGCTTAATTGCTTCGTCTAAATCCATTTTATTTCTCCTTAGGTTCATATCTTTCGGGTAACGGCATCCAAGCCACGATCTCTGCTCCTGCTTCTCCTGCCTGTTCTATCCTTTCCCATTCGTCTTCGTCTGGGTCATACTCGCAAATTTCATAGAAAAGCCTGTCTTGATATTCCTCGTCTCTTCTTCTCCACATAACAAGATAACTGTCGTATTTCTCAGGTAGCATTTCACTTGTCGGGATCCATATTCTTTCTTCAAGTGCCTTAACTGCAAGGTTCAAAAACTGTCTTGCCTCCGAAAATGGAGTGTCACCTCTGCTTTCGATGGCTTTATCCCATTTCTTGCCGTATTCAATAGCCTCTTTATTTGTCATTGTCGTTCTCCTTAATCACCAAACTTGAAGTTATTATTGTTAATCACTACATCGAGCGTGCCTTCTATTCTGAGTGTTCCGAACTCGTCTTGCTTTTCCATTGTGATTGTTGAACCTAAACACTTGGCCAACTCCGGAACCATCGACTCGACTAACTTTGTGCATATATAATTTCTGTCGATTATTCCTTGAACAACTGCTCTTTTCGGACACCAGTAAACACCATGAACTGTCCTTATCGGTATTTGCTGAGGTTCAGGAAAGATCGTCTCCGGTTTCTGTTCCAGCGGTTTCTCCGGGAATCTCCATAGGTAAAGCTTCAATATTATTCTGTCGATTATATTCATCTATGTACTCCTTTACTTTTTCCCAATCAACTTCCATAATGCTAATCATGAGCTTTTTTGCTGCTTCATATGCGGCATCTATTACCGCATTGACTGCATCAAGAAGCACATCACTTAAAACAAAGCTGACTTCTTGCATTTTGTTAAGAAGACCATCAAATCCCATAGCACAGTAAATATCCCAGTGATTTTCTTTGAGTTTTTTTCTGCATACTGAGTATGGAAGTCCTGTCATTTCATGCATAGATTTAATTATTTTATTATGGCTGCTCATCTATCTAACCTCACTTCTACTTCTTCGTATTCAACTGAAAACACCTCGTAATAACCGGTTGGAAATGATAAAACGCTATCGTAATCTTCATAGAATAGATCCAAGTGCTTTCCCTGCACCCCCGGTCCTGTATCTTCGCTGATGAAAACCCGATCAAATTCTTCTATATAGAAATATTCTCCGAAAGAATGTACCGATCTCGAAATAGCACAAGTCGTAGGTTCTGAATATCTATGCTCCCAGTCGGCCCTGTGGCATATCTCACCGCTTGCCGTAGTCCATCCGGTTGGATAATTAAAACCATTGTAACCACACTCAGAAGGGCAATATGCTGTTATAAAATACCATCCGAGGCTCTCCAGCTGCATGATCGTTACCGTTACTTCCGAATCGCTCATGTACTCAATGAATAGATTGTGTGTCTGGAGTATCTTCTTTGGTCTTCTCGCATAGATATCTCTATGTATATCAGAATCACGAAGCCGATATTTACTATGTTCTTGGCTGTGTGCATCAGCAACCAAAACCAATGCACACATAAGAATAGATATTAGGAGCAATGATCGATATTTTCTCATATCTCAAAAGGGAGCTGGCCAGCATCTTCCATCACTTCACCTGTGTTAGATTCTACCTCGGCTGGTGCCTCGTTTTCCTTCTTTTCGGTATCTTCAGCTTTGTTTGTACTTTCAACAAACTCTGCTTCATCAATAAGGACTTCGGTAACAAAACACTTTTTTCCATTCTGATCGTCATAGCTTCTTACCTGAATGCTTCCCACTACTCCGATCCTGTTACCCTTTTTAAAGTACTTAGCTATGAACTCTGCTGTCTGTCTCCAAGCAAGGCAACTGATAAAATCAGCCTGTCTCTGTCCGTTAGCATCCTTGAATCTTCTATCTACTGCAAGTGTGAATTGACAGAATTTAGTCTGATTTGATGTCATTTTGACCTCAGGATCCTTTGTCAAGCGTCCGATAAGTTGTACCTTATTCATATTATTACCTCCGAATATTCATAAATTTATCAAATGCCTGTTGTGATTCTTTGAAAAGATCATCAAAAGCCTTTTCAGCTTCTTCAACCGTAGGATCACCACCATAAAGTGTTGTTACTTCTGCCGGTTCTTCTTCACTCAATATTTCCTCGAGTGTCATTCCAGCATTGTGAATTTTATTAGCCATGTTATATCTCCTTCTCTCCTTTGATCTGTGCTACTGTATATCCCAAAGCTTCTGAAAGTTTTAGTAACGTTTTATATTGAGGCACAACATTTCTATCTTGCATTATTCTTCTGATTGTAGTTGCACCTATTCCAGTAATTTCAGATAACTTAACAGGAGTTATATTTTTTCTTTTCATGATCTCAGCAAGATTATTCATATGATCACCTGATTCTCAATCCTTCACTCTGCTCAAGATGTGCTATACCTTCAAGATCAACACCAGCATCAAGGTCCTTCTTGATAAGAGTTCTGTCAATAGTAGGTTCAGCGATCTTTAAATATCTTGCCGGGATATTTTCAATATATTGCTCATCCATAACTACTGTAGCCGGATTATTTTGTCTGCTTACAGTGAATGTTCCGCAAGGCAACTTCTTTTCGCCCATCTTCTGCAAGACTCTAAGCATGAGGTCCTGAAGTCTCTTCTTGCCATTTGTAAGGGTTTTCTTCTTAGCCTGCAGTCTCTTGATCTCAGCATCAAGACCTTCAATATCAGCATCAACATTCTTGATATACTTGCAGCAGTTCTCGAACTTATCCTTAGTATCATCTACAAGATTATCAAATGCTTCATCGAGTGCTGATTCTTCCATCACTTCGTCTTCGATCAAGTTCCAAATAAGATCAAATGATGATCCCAATTCGTATACGTTTGCCATTGTTGTTTACCTCCTTATACTTTGTCCCAAAGGAGCTTAAGAAGCTCCTGCTGTTCTATGATATCCAAACTCTTAATGTAGTTTTCTGCATACTGATTGAGTGCTTCTTCACAAGCCTTGGTGAAGTTAATTCCTTTATGTCTGGCAATAACATCAATCTTAGCTGCTGTCTTTTCGGAAATATGGGGAGAACGCTTTCCGTCACTACTGATATTCTTCCTGTAACCGACATTTCTTTTCTTATCCATTGCCTTCACCTCCTGCCAGTGTTTTGGCATATACTAATGCCATCTGATAATCTTCTGTCGTGCTCTGCTTAGTAAGGCCCTGCTTCACACAAAGAGCCTTAATATCTATATCATGCTCCTTACAGAATGCTACCAGCTCATTTGCTGCATTTAAGAGTTTCTGTCTTTCAGGATCTGTAGTCTGATTAGGCTGTGCCTGTTCCACTGGCTGAGCTTTCGGCTGAGTCTTAAGCTGTGCCTTGGTCTTTTTCTGGTCCTTGACCTTAACATCTTCATCAGGGTACTCAGGAAGATCTTCACCTGCGTAAATGTAAAGGCCGAGTCCGAACATTGCCAGATTCTTTGTCAGGCATCTCATAATAGTCTTGTTAACATCAAACATCGTTGCTGCCTGAACAGTAAATGAATTGTACTTGGTCTTGACTTCGTAAGGGTGATCGAGCATTGCTCTGTTATTTCCATCCATGACCGGGAGCCACATCTCGTGCGTAACACCT